AAGTGGTAAGTGGGAAAGACCCGATAATATATTAAATAACTGGAGAGTTACAAAAACATGTTTACGATTAGGTAGTAGGATAATAGGTAAATGTATGATGGGCTCAACATCAAATTCACTAGACAAAGGTGGGGAAAACTTTAAAAAATTATATGGAGCATCAGACGTTACTAAGCGAAACAGAAATGGACAGACAGCGTCTGGCTTATATTCTCTTTTTATCCCAATGGAGTGGAACTACGAAGGATTTATTGATGAGCACGGAAGCCCAGTCTTCAATACTCCGGATCATGAAGTCTTCGATCCACATGGGGAATTAATAGATATAGGTGTTATAGACAGTTGGCAAAACGAAGCTGACGGTTTAAAAGGTGATCAAGATGCGTTAAATGAATTTTACAGACAGTTTCCAAGAACTACTGAACACGCGTTTAGAGATGAAACAAAAAATAGTATATTTAACTTAGTCAAACTATACGAACAAATAGATTACAACGAAGAGATGTCTAGAACACTAGGTATTACTAAAGGTAATTTTCAATGGGTTAACGGAGTTAAAGATTCAACAGTGATATTTTACCCAGACCCTAAAGGTAGGTTTAAAATAAGCTGGGTACCACCAACAAACATACAAAACAAAGTTGTAATTAAAAATGGTGTTAAATGGCCTGGTAATGAGCACATGGGTGCTTTTGGTTGTGATAGCTACGATATATCAGGAACTGTAGATGGTGTAGGTTCTAAAGGTGCTTTACACGGACTAACTAAGTTTAGCATGGAAGACGCACCAGCTAATACATTTTTCTTAGAGTATTTAGCTAGACCACAAACTGCAGAGATGTTCTTTGAAGACGTTCTAATGGCGTTAGTATTTTACGGGATGCCAATACTAGCAGAGAACAACAAACCTCGTTTATTATATTATTTGCGAAGGCGTGGTTACAGAGGTTTTAGCATGAATAGGCCAGATAAAATATGGAATAAATTATCTGTAGCAGAAAAAGAAATAGGAGGTATACCTAACTCAAGTGAAGATATAAAACAAGCTCACGCTGCCGCTATTGAAATGTATATTCAGAACCACGTAGGTATGGCACAAGACGGTACTTTTGGTAATTGTTACTTCAATGAATTACTAAATGACTGGGCGAAGTTTGATATTAACAAAAGAACAAAGCATGATGCATCTATAAGTTCTGGATTAGCTATAATGGCAAACAACAGGCATTTATATAGGCCAAACGCACCGATACAAAAACCTAAACTAAACTTAAGTATTGCTAAGTACACAAATAAAGGCAGTACATCTAAATTAATTAAAAAATAAATATGGCAGAGTCTGTTATAAAAAGTTATTTTCCCAGCCAAGTTGTAAGTGATTTGGAAAAAATGAGCTATGAGTATGGTTTAAAAGTAGCTCAAGCTATTGAAACCGAGTGGTTACATCCTGACCGAGGGGTTAGTAGGTATAGAGCAACTCAAGATAATTTTCACAAATTAAGGTTGTATGCCAGAGGTGAGCAATCAATACAAAAGTATAAGGACGAGTTATCTATAAATGGTGATTTGTCTTATTTAAATTTAGACTGGAAACCAGTACCTATTATACCTAAGTTTGTTGATATAGTTGTAAATGGTATTGCAGAAAGAATGTATGATATAAAAGCTTATTCTCAAGATCCTTTTGGCGTTAGCAAAAGAACAGAGTACATGGAGTCTATACTTATAGATATGAATAGTAGAGACTATAGCGATGCTGCAGAGCGAATGCTAGGTATATCAGCTTATAACAATGATAAAGAAAAATTACCTGATACTAAAGAAGAGCTTAATTTACACATGCAATTAGATTATAAACAAGCCGTAGAAATTGCTGAAGAACAAGCTCTTAACACTTTGATGAAAGGTAATAATTACGAGTTAATTAAAAAACAATATTACTACGATCTAACTGTTTTAGGTATAGGCGCTGTAAAAACTAGTTTTAATACATCTGAGGGTGTTGTAATTGATTATGTAGATCCAGCTGATTTAGTTTACTCTTACACTGAATCTCCTTATTTTGATGACATTTATTATATTGGCGAGGTTAAAAATGTACCTGTAAACGAGCTTGCTAAACAATTCCCACACTTAACACAAGAAGACTTAGAGGAAATTCAAAAAAATAAAACGTATACTCGATCAAACAACAGCACTAGTTATAATTCAAAAGAAGAGGATAATAATAAAATTCAAGTTTTATATTTTAATTATAAAACTTATATGAACGAAGTTTATAAAGTAAAAGAAACTGGTAGTGGTGCTGAAAAAGTTATAGAAAAAAATGATAGCTTTAACCCACCTGAAGACGCTGAAAACTTTAGTAAACTACAAAGATCAATAGAGTGTTTGTATGACGGTGCTTTAGTATTAGGTACTAAAAAATTACTTAAATGGGAAATGGCTAAAAACATGGTAAGGCCAAAAAGTGATTTTACTAAAGTTAAAATGAACTACTCTATTGTAGCTCCTAGGTTGTACAAAGGTAGAATAGAAAGCCTAGTTAGTCGTATCACTGGTTTTGCTGATATGATACAGCTTACGCATTTAAAGCTACAACAAGTATTATCGCGTATGGTGCCAGATGGTGTTTATTTAGATGCTGATGGTTTGGCTGAAATAGATTTAGGTAATGGTACAAATTACAATCCGCAAGAAGCTTTAAACATGTTCTTCCAAACAGGATCTGTTATTGGTAGGTCATTTACTTCTGAAGGTGATATGAATCCAGGTAAAGTACCTATTCAAGAAATACAATCAGGTAGCGGTGGTGCTAAAATGCAAAGTTTAATTGGCACATACAACTATTATTTACAAATGATAAGAGATACAACTGGTCTTAATGAATCAAGAGATGGTAGTACTCCTGATAAGTATGCTTTGGTTGGTGTACAAAAGCTAGCAGCTGCTAATTCTAACACTGCAACAAGACATATATTGCAAGCTGGTTTGTTTTTAACATCAGAAGTTGCACAGTGTTTATCGCTTAGAATATCTGACATTATAGAGTATTCACCAACTAAAGACGCTTTTATACAACAAATAGGCGCTCATAATGTTGCTACACTTGAAGAAATGTCTAACTTGCATTTATATGATTTTGGTATATTTATAGAACTACAACCTGATGAAGAAGAAAAAGCAATGCTTGAAAATAATATACAAATGGCTTTGCAACAACAAATAATAGAACTTGCTGATGCTATTGATATTAGAGAGATAAAAAATATAAAACTAGCTAATCAATTATTAAAAATTAGAAGAGAAAAAAAGCTTGCTAAAGATCAAAAAATCCAACAACAAAATATCCAAGCACAGTCTCAAGCTAACATACAAGCTCAACAAGCTTCTGCTCAAATGGAATTACAAAAACAACAAGCGCTTAGCCAGTCGCAAGCACAGCTAGAACAGGTTAAAGCTCAGCTTGAAGCTCAGCAACAAGCTCAGGAAGTAATGTATAAAAAAGAACTAATGCAATTAGAGTTTCAGATGAACATGCAGTTGAAACAAATGGAAGTAGAAAATACAAAAAGTAAAGAAAAACAAAAAGAAGATCGTAAAGACGAAAGAACAAGAATACAAGCCTCACAACAAAGTGAACTTATAGATCAAAGAAAAAAGGAAAAAGCACCTAAAAACTTTGAGTCTGCAGGTAATGATACTATAGGAGGCGGATTTGATTTAGGTTCTTTTGATCCTAGATAACAATTATTAATTATTATTATATTATATTATGGAAGAAAACGTAGAAAACGTAGTTGAAGAAACTACACCTGAAACTGTAGAAACAGTTGAAGAAACAAAATTCAACAGCGCTGATGATAACAGTGTTATTAAAGTAGATTTAAATAAACCCCCAACACCAAAAGAAGAAATAAAAAATGAAACCGAAGAAAAAACAGAAGTTGCAGAAAATAACGCTGACAACGAGGGAGTGGCTCCAGTCGATGCAGACACCACTACCACAGAAAAACAAGAAGAAGTACAGCCGGAAGAACAAACACAAGAAACTCCAGTATTAGAAGAAATTACTGAAGAAGAAGTTCAAGAACAAACAGAAGAATTAACTGAGCAAGTTGAAGAAGCTGTTGCAGAAGCTCAAGAAACTGGACAAGCAATACCTGAAAATTTACAAAAAGTTGTAGATTTTATGGAGGAAACTGGTGGTACACTAGAAGATTACGTAAGGCTTAATCAAGACTTTTCTAGTTATGATGACATGACTGTTCTTAGAGAATACTACAGACAAACAAAATCTCACTTAACAGATGATGAAATTAGTTTTTTAATAGAAGACTCGTTTTCATATGATGAAGAAGAAGATGAAGTAAGAGAGATTAAAAAGAAAAAAATAGCGTTAAAAGAGCAAGTTGCCAACGCTAAAAGCCACTTAGACGGGCAAAAGTCTAAATACTATGAAGAAGTTAAAGCTGGTTCTAGGCTAACACCTGAACAACAAAAAGCTGTAAACTTTTTTAATAGATACAACAAAGAGTGGGAAGAGACTAAAAAAATAGCAGAAAAACAAACTAACACTTTTAAATTAAAAACACAACAAGTTTTTAACGATAAATTCAAAGGTTTTGAATATAACGTCGGTGATAAAAAATATCGG